TTCCTTGTCATGTCGCAAAACTGCAAGGTGCCAATTGACCATTTCAATGCGATACCAAATGGAGTGATATAGGCGATTCACGCCAGTTTGCCCTGCACCGTTGCCAACAACTCGTCACGCTCACGGCGCATACGCAGGGACGAATAACGTTGGTGCAAACGCTCCACAAAGGCGGCGCGCGGCTTGTCCCGACCCATTTCCTCATCAAGCAGAATCTTGACTTGATCCTCACGCAATGAACTCAACATGCCGGTCAAAGTGGTCCAGTTGGAAAGTGTCATGTTCAGAATCTCATTCATCATTTTCTCCGGTGTGGTTGAACTACAAGTCACATTGTAGGCACATTGTTCATTCTGTCAAGAACTTTTTTGCACGATATTTTTTGACAGCATCCCGTAGCGCATTCTGACTCGTAGCCTTGTCGTTCAGTGCCAGTGCTTGCGCCTGATCCATCGTGTCAATGGTCACAATGCGATGACAAACTACAGGCACGCCCTGTCCTTGCCTGCGAAGGCGCGCATTGAACTGTTCGTACAAGTCAAGGCTCCATGTGAGGCCGAACCAGACTAAGGTACTGCCACGTTTCTGAAGTCCGTCAAGGCCATGTCCGATGCTGGCGCTATGACCTATCATCAACTGGCAGTCGCCAGCAAGCCAACGACTCATGGCGTTCTGCAATGCCGCTTCGGATTTACACTCTGTCAGGTTGATCGGGCGCAGTTTCTTGAATCGTTCCATGATCCTTGCCGCATCGCTACGATACGCATAGCTGCACAGGATCGGCTTGCCGCCGTTCTCTTCAATAATGTCCTCCAACGCATCGAGCTTGGCGTCATGCACTGGTTCCCACTGCGGCATCCCTGGCACCGGATACACCGCACCATTGCTGAATTGCAGCAACTTGTTGGTCAGTGACGCCTGATTAAAGACTTCAACATCTGTGCCGTTATCTAACTGTGTGAAGAATTCGCGCTCCATTTGGTCATACTTTGCGCGCAGCCCTTCGTCTAGTTCGACTTCAACATCATTGATGATCATGTCGGGTAGCGGGTTGTAATCGGCAGCACTCATTTCCAACGTAATGTCGCTAATCAGCATTTTGATTACGTCCTCGGAACCCGGCACGATTACGTCCTTGTGCGGGCCGACCTTGCGATAGAACCTGTTGGTGAATTGCGTTTTACCGACACCCAAGCGTTGCCCGCCGTCCAGTACCAGGAATTGACCATGCAGGTCTTTATAACCGTTGCTGGCGGGCGTGCCGGTAAGGCCAGTGCGCCATTTCAAATGTGGTAACACCTTCATCAATGCTTTTACTCGATCCGTGGTGCTGTTCTTAAGTTTGGAACAGTTGTGTACTAACACTCCTTCAGCGAAGTAAGTTTCTGCTTCTTCGGTACTGATGTTCCAAACATCAACGCCACTTCCGCATTGGTGATGTACAACATCTTCCACCCAAACTTTTCCAAGAATTCTCGTTTTTTCAAGTCCTTTTGTTTCACCGATTTCACCATGTGAGATTGTCCTTGGACTTCTATTGCGATTTTGTTGATAGGGTCGCCAAAATCTAGTTTGTAGTGTGTAGGGTATCCATCCGGTCGGTACGGCATTTTGAAAATGTATTCCTGAACGAACCGATCCGGCAACACCTTCCTTAATAGTTTTTCTGCCCATGATCCGCCAGTACCGTTGCCACCAGTCAGATGTGAAAAGTCTTGACTTCGTCGTGAATTTTTCATCCTCTCTATGATTGTCTGGTCCCAAGGTCGTCCTTTGTTCCACACCCCGTATTTTTTTCGATGATCTTCCAATGCTCGGATGCCGCCAGTAGTCACGGCTTTCTTGATCTCCGGTTGTCGCATCCTCCAAACACTTGCACACGGTTTTGAACAAGTGAATTGTTCTGCTCGCCGTTTCCAATACACCGTCGCGCAAATTTCGCACGATCCTTGCCCAAACCGTCGAATTGTGTGAGGCTTCATGAGCAATATCCCCTTTCTGTAAATCGCCCGCCTTAATCCATCCGTGGGTAGTAAATATGGGATGATCGGGAGTACATCGAATGACTGAACCATTTGAGAACGTGACTTGTACGATGGTAGATGCAGACTTACGCATGACCCTGGTGACTCTCTTTTCACCAAGGTGTGTGGTTACTATATCTCCGACTTTGATATTGTCAATAGCAATCTCAAGATTGCCCGATTTGATTCGGGTACCGCTGACGAAACACTCATCATAGACAATCCCGTCAAACGGCGGCAGACGATTCTTGTCAATGTAGTACGTGCGCAGAGTCTCCGATAACCACTCAAGATTCTCGTAGTTCATGAGATACACATCGGCCTGCTTCATCAATGCCCTTGTGCGTTGATCCTTGCTCCCTATCACCATCGAGAATCGCAAGTGTTTAGTGTGACTCCACTTCGCGGCCTCTTGCCGCCACACGAGCCTACAGACACGTATGGGGGCAATGATCACGACTGCCTTCATGTACCCGACATTGAGTAAGTGTGTGATGCTGGTCAGGGTGACGGCAGTCTTACCTAAACCGGGGTCCAACCACAATGCACTAGCAGGATGACTACACTGGTGATTGACAGCCTTTTGCTGGTAACTGTGCAGATCAGACGCATTCAGCATGTTCCGCCCCACTGTGTTGCGAAAGCGTCTGCGATCCCTTGGAACGTCCTTGATCTGTTCTTCCATCTGTTCGGGCCGGGTGGCATCCGATGCACTCGCGCCTCGCGCCCTTCGACCACATTCGTAGGCGTCAGCTTCGGAAGTCCCTTCAACCAAAGACAGGTCGCCTTCGTTTCGCCGTGCCCGAATTGCCACGGCTGAATGATCTGGTCAGGCTTGCGAATCCGGGAGGAAATAACACTCACCGGGTTTTCAATCGCAATCTTGGCAATCGGCGCGTCCATCAGCGTCCGAACGAAAACCAACGCCTCGGCTTGCTCTTTTACCTTGTCCTTAAACCACCGGCTACCGCTTACTGCCAGGTGTGTGCATGGTGGGTGGGCAATCATCAAGTCCCATCCAAAGTCGAGAATGTCGATTACATCTGTCTGTAGGTGATATGGACTGTTATCTTCACTTTCCAACAAATCACATGACCAAGCGTCATGACCCAACTTTCTGAACGCTTCCCTCACCCGACCGGAATACTCACAAGCAACCAAGACATTCAGCATTGACCATTCTCCTGCCGTCCTCTACGTTGTCGATCACATACACCTTAACGTCGTGTTCACGCAGCCGAGCGTGTTCCCGTTCCTGTGGTGGCGTAGGCACCTGTCCGGTACGCTTGAACTCGCAGAACCACATCTTCCCGCGATAGATGAACAGACGATCAGGCACCGCAGCCCGCGCCATAGAGTTGAACTTGAGGGCCATTGCGCCCTTGGCGCGGGCGTAGTCACAGACTGCTTTTTCTATCTGTTTCTCAAGCATCGCTCATGACCTCGCGCAGTTTGTCCATGTAGTGACACGCTTTGCCTGCATCGTTTGAACCGGCCTTGCGTCCCTGCCGCATCGAATACTTGATGATGTTGCCTTTCAGGAAACCGATGAACTCGTCGCGCGTCAGGATGGACTCCATTACGTGCCACGGTTGTACTTCCATCTCGATATAGTGGTTCCCTGATACCTGTCTGGTGTTCGATTCAATAGAGTCAATCATCACAATACCTTTAGACAAAGTTTTTCGATTTCTTCCGCGTAGTAGCGGAAGTCTATGGGTGCGGTCGCGTCCTGAATGTCGTTACACGGACACACGTTCCATCCACTCTCTACACCAATGCGCCGCCACTTATCTGGTGACTTCGCCAGTGGCGGCATGATCTTGAATAGCTGCCCGCCTTCTGTCGAAACGTAGTACCGCTGCGTATTCTCAAGTGGCTTATCGACACCATCCTCATGTAATACCAGACGGCTACCGCGAGGCACCTTGACGCGCAGCATGAAGTCCATGATGTCAGGCCATGAGGAGAGGCAGTCGTAGATTGATGCGTCCTCCACAAGCACCCGCTCTGCGACCTTGGCGACAACCAGGGCGCTATGGTTCTGGTGCCACTCCATGTCCCACTCATAGGCACCCTTGCGCTTCACTTCACCGTTGGTCTTGACTGCGATGTAATTGTTCACGTCACGGATCGTGATGCGACGATAATCGACGCTTTCGAGACTAAGATGGGTCAGTTTCTCCCACTCGTCACACGCCTGTTGCACCGACAACAACGACCGGCGCGGCATATACATCGTCACCCCGTCTGTGTTGCACTGAACGATCTGAACCTGATCACACTCAAGCAGACGCTCAACCAGCATGGCGATCATCAACTGCCCACCAATAGTGATCTTCATCGTAAACAGTGGGTCGAAGAAGATACTGAATGCGTCGCCGCTGGCACCATAGACGCCATTTAGTGCCAGCTTGAGCATGGCGTTTTCAGGGGTTCCCTTCTTGTACCCGACACGCTGTTCCCGCAGCCGGCGATACACTTCGACAAATCGCGGCCCCAGGTGTTCGGGAAAGTACCCGCACTCGATGGCGATGGATGGATACAGTGACGTTACATCAATGTCGTGGATCATCCATTCATCGTCAGCATCAAACGTCCTGTTGGACACTGACGCATGGATGCCACCAGTACCAAAGTAGTAGTCAAGTCCTGCGACATTCACCGACAGGTCTTTGAGTTCCCCCTTGGTCTTGGTGATGGACATTCCTGCGAACTGCTGCCGGATGCTCTCGAACTCAGGCGTCCTGAACTTGATCCATGAGGGGATGCACTGTCCCAGGTGGATAATCTCCCGTTTGGTCTGCCGAGGCTGACGACCCTTGCTGCCATACTCGTAACACTGCACGCCTGACGCCTCAAGTTCCATCTGGAAAATCTCTTTTCCAATCTTCACATCGGAATGGTTCATGAAGTCCTTGCCGTGTTTCTTCGACAGTTCTTCACGGAACCTGATCGCTTCGAGACTCTGACGATAGAAATCTAAAGTCATCCTTACATCGTGCATGTTGTAACGGTGCAACACGGCGATCTGTTCAGGGTTCAGGGGCGTGCCGACCGGAAACGGCAGATCGCAAATGTTGTCTGCACGCATGTTGAACTCAAGCACCTTGAGCGAGGTGCTGCGCGCCTTGTTGTCGAAGTGATGAATCTTGAACAGATCAATCTGCTTGACGATCCGATCCGAGGGAAACACTTGATGTTGCCACTTGTCGCCGTCCTGTGACCGGATGATCGCCATTGCCTTATCGTATAGATCAGACGCTTGAGCGAACCCCATACGGCAGAGCGTATGCACCACAGGGTAGTCGAATCCGACATTGTTGAATCCGACCATTTCGACGTTCATCGCGGCCAGATCGCGGACCCACTCAATAATCTCGCGGGAGTCGTTGCGTTGATTACTGACCTCAAACTCCCACTCTATCGGCAGATCACAATGCACCGCCGCCAGAGTGAAGCAGTTAGGGTATGTCTCAATGT